GAGATATTTTTTTATTTAGTTCTGTAACACCACCATCAGGAGCAGGTTATTCTGCAGGAGACTTTACAACAAATCCTTTTCAAGTAATTACTGTTCCAGGTAGTGATGAATTTACTGTAACCATGGCTAGCGCAGCAGGGACAACGGTCAACGGATCTGGATCAGCTACAATTACACCCTACGTTAAACCTGGAGCTTTAGGATTTACATATGGTTTTGGTTGGGGCACAGGATTATGGGGAGGTGGTCAACAAGTAATAGGCACTTTGAATGGAGCATTATTAGATGACACTGCAGGAACTGGTGGATCAGGTACATCAATTACACTAACCTCTACAACAGGATTTCCAACATCCGGAACTATAAAAGTTGGTGCAGAATTTATTTCTTACACAGGTATTTCAACAAATGATCTTACAGGAATAACAAGAGCTGCTGCAGGAACCAGGTCCGCACATGCAGATGGAGCTGGTGTTGAATATTTTACAGCTTGGGGTGAAGCTTCCTTAGCACAAACTTTAACAACTGATCCTGCTTCTTGGTCATTAGATAATTTTGGAGAGAAACTTATTGCTACAGTAAAAAATGGAAAATCTTTCGAATGGAATCCTATAAATTCTAACGCTAGTGCTTTAACCACAAGAGCAGCTGTAATTTCTAATGCACCAACTGCCTCTGTAATGTCCTTAGTTTCAGATAGAGATAGACACCTAATAATGTTAGGCACTGAAACAACAATCGGATCACCATCAACACAAGATAAATTATTTATTAGATTTTCAGATCAAGAAAATATAAGTGACTACACACCTACTTCTGTGAATACTGCTGGAACTTTTAGGTTAGACTCCGGAACTAAAATTGTTGGAGCAGTAAAAGGTAAAGATTACACATTAATTTTGACTGATAATGCTGCATATGTAATGCAGTTTGTAGGTCCTCCGTTTACTTTTTCTATAAGACAAGTAGGATCTAACTGTGGTTGTATAGGTCAACATGCTATGAAATATGTCAATGGAGCTATTTATTGGATGGGAGAATCTGGTGGCTTTTTTGTTTTTGATGGTACTGTTAAATCATTACCATGTGCTGTTGAAGATTTTGTTTTTACAACAAAGAATGGTGAAAACCTTGGAGTCAACTATCAAAATGGTGAAATAGTTTATGCAGGGTTAAATCATTTGTACGAAGAAATTTGTTGGTACTATCCTAAATCAGGATCATCATTTAACGATCGTTATGTTTGTTATAATTATCAAGATAATACTTGGGTAACAGGATCATTATCTAGAACTACGTGGGTAGACGCTAATTTATATGATGTTCCATATGCAACTGAGTTTAGTTCTACTGGATTACCATCGTTTCCTGTAATTCAAGGTGTAACAAACACAAATGGTTCGACTACTTATTTTGCACATGAAACTGGAGTAGATGAGGTAGATGCTACAGGTAATAAAACTGCTATACCTGCTTTTATAGAGTCAGGAGATTTTAGTTTAAATCCTGATGGGACAAATGCTGAGTTTTTTATGAGTATGAGAAGATTTGTACCTGATTTTAAAACTATACAAGGTAATGCTCAGGTAACAATTTTGCTTAGAGATTTTCCCGCAGATACAGAAGCATCGTCTCCATTAGGACCATTCACGGTCACCGGATCAACACAAAAGGTAGATACTAGAGCAAGAGCTAGGTTTGCTAGTTTAAAAATTGCTAACACTGGAACAGAACAGAACTGGCGTTTTGGAACTTTTAGAGCAGATGTTCAACTTGATGGAATGAGAGGATAATGGACCCTATTACACAAAAAATTTTAGAACAACAATTAGCTATAAGACAAGATCCTAATTTCAGTCTTTATCAACCATCTAATATAGCTGAACCATTAAATGCAAATGAAACTTTAGGAATTGCTACGCTTGTAAGTGAAAAAACTACAATGCCAGACTTAAGAAAAGTTGCGGGTAATGTTATTAGAAATAAAGCTATTGATTATGCTGCAAGTAAATTAGGTATGAATAATGCCTTATCTTCTGGTTTAGCTGGAATAATTGGTATTGGACAAAATACGTTTGCACCATTAACAGCAATATCAGCTCTTTCAGGTAGATCTCTTGGTATTTCAGATTATTTAAGTAATAAAAGATCACAAAAACAAGCAATAAAAGCAAATTTAGTTAATGACAAACAAGGAAATATTGTAACATACCCTACAGGTATTATGTCCATAGAACCAACTTCTCAAGACTTAGGAAGAGGAAGTTATGGTCAAGATACAAGAGCTGATAGAACAAACCGAGGAGTAACGTCTGCACAATTTCAGGCGTTAAGAAAATAATGGCTAGAGTAGATATAGTAATTCCAGAACCAACACCGAGGTATACTGAAGAAAATCAAAGACAAGTAACTCAGTCTTTACGAACCATGCAAGATAAGTTAAATACATCTTATCAACAAGAACTTAAAAATGAACAGGACGCTTTTAATTATTTTTTATCATGACAATTAGATACAAAAATCAAGGTTATAAACAAGCTGGTACAGGTAAGACTACTGTGTTTACTTGCCCTAGTGATGCAACAGTTATAGTAAAAAGTGTATATTGTTCTAATACTGATGCTTCCTCAGCTATTTTAGTAAATATGAATCTTGTAGATTCTTCTGACTCTAGTGCAGAGTACGAATTTTTTAGAGATGGTGTGGCTGCAAAATCACAAGTCAATGCTGCTCCAGAAGGTTTGAACTTAGAAGCAGGTGATGCTATAACAGTTCAAGCAGGTACAGGAAGTAATACAATTCAAGGTGTAATAAGTTATGCTCTTATAGATAGATCTCAAGAAAATGGCTAGACAAAAATTTACACATTTCGTACCTAGAGATAAACCTAGAAAGAGGCCGCGAAGACACTCAAAAACTTTAAATAAAAAAAAGAAGTTGCAACATAGTAAGAAATATAATAGACAAGGACGTAAACAATGAGTGATTTACCAAAAATATCTGCAGAGGCAACTGAAATCATTAAACATAAAAGAACAGGAAAAGTGTATGATAGCAAAGCTCATTTTGATTCTGATGTTGCTGATCCCAACACTGATACTACTCAAGATGATTTTAGACAAGACCTCGAAATAAAAGTTACAAGAGCAGGAAATATTGGTGCTAAAACCAAAAAATAATGAAACCTAGAGGCGCAACTGAACTTCAACATGAGTTGCTTGAAAAATACGTATCAAAAGATTTACTAGATAAATTTCAAATATGTACATCTATTCCAGGAAAAGTGCCACTGGATCCCAATAAAATAAATATTCTTTGGCAAAAGAACTCTTGGGATCAACCAAATCTACAAAGCTTTTTTAGAAATAAAGACAGACACCATGAGTATGATTGGTATGTTTTCAATTCACATTGGTGTTATGAAAAATTTAGATATTTTTTTCAAATACCTGAAGATAAATCTATTGTAATTAAAAATGGTGCACATCATTTTCCAAAAAGAAAAATTTACAAGAAAGGTGATCATATAAGAATTATGCATCATTGTACTCCTTGGAGAGGCTTGAACGTATTATTATTAGCAATGCAACTAGTACAAAATAAAAATATAACTTTAGATGTGTATAGTTCAAATGATGTTTATGGAAAAGAGTTTGCTGACAGAGCAAATAAAGACACTGAAGCTTTGTTTGATCAAGCAAAGAAATTGCCAAACGTAAATTATATAGGATACAAACCTAATGAATATTTATTAGAACACATTACAGATTATGACTTATTTGTATATCCTTCAATATTCGAAGAAACTTTTTGTGCTTCAGCTTTGGAAGCTCTATCAGCTGGGCTTCATGTTATTACAACTAACTTTGGTGCATTACCTGAAACCTGCGCAGAATGGCCAGTATATGTAAATTATTCAAAGGATCTTGAATTACTAGCAGCAAGTATTGCAGGAGCTATTGATATTTCTGCAGAATATTTACATACAGATACAATGCAAAATCATTTAGACGAACAACAAAAATACTATAAAAAATTTTATAGTTGGGATAAGAAAGCTATGGAATGGGAAAACTTTTTGAAAGGAGCTTTACGTGTCAAACAATAAATATATTAATGAAGATACTTATCAAACATTACAAGAGGTAAATATAGAAACTCAATCAGATTATGAAAAAGCTGTAGAACCTTTATGGAAAGAAAATAAAGATCAATATAAAGATATTGAAGTCTTTGTTGCAACACCAGTACACAGTGAGGTTTCTATACATTACACGCAAGCTTTAATAGAGTTTCAACAAGAGTGTTTTAAGAAAAAACTAAAAGTATCTTTTCATCTAATTAAATCATCCTTAGTAACACAGGGAAGAAACTTATCAGTAGCAGGATTTTTGGAATCAAAAGCAACACATTTACTATTTATTGACTCAGATATATATTTTCAAGGTAAATCTATATTTGCTATGCTTAAAGCAGACAAGCATATTATATCTGTTCCTTATCCATTAAAAACTTTGATGTGGGATAAAGCTTTTAATAAAATGAAAGAAGGTAGAATAAAATCACCAGATGATATTAGAAAAGCACTACATACATATCCTATGAAAGTGCCTGATGTTAACAACATTAAATTAGATAAGGGAGTAATGGAAGTAACTGACTCGCCAACAGGATGTATGTTGATAAAAAGAGAAGTTATAGAAAAAATGATAGAAAAATACCCTGACAAAGAGATAGTTCAAAAAACAGTTATTAATGGTAAATATGTAAATAAACCAAATATGTGGAACTTTTTTGATACTTTACATGACCCTAAGGAGAAGACTTATAATGGTGAAGATTTTGCCTTTTGTAAGTTATGGAGAGATCTAGGTGGCAAATGTTACGCATATGTAAATGATGCTATAGTCCACATTGGAGAACATCAATACCAAGGTAAGTTTTACGATGAGTTGATATCAACCAAGTAAAATGGTATTATTTCATATTTAAGATCTTAAAAGGAGTATTTATATATGCCACATCCATTAGCTATCGCTGCCGCATTATACGGTGGATATAGAGGATACCAAGGTGCAAAAGATTCAGGAGCATCAGGATTAGGAAGATTATTTGGTGCTGCTGCAGGAGCTTATGGAGGATACAATTTAGCAGGGATGGTGCCTGGGGTAACTGCTCCAGCGGTTACTTCTTTGTTTTCTGCAAAAAATCCCGCACTTACTTCAAGAGTAATGTCAGCTGTGCCTGGAGGCGGAGATCCAAATATGTTTGTCCCAACTGGAACAAAAAAACAAGGTCTAGATAGAATTTTAAATGTTTTGAGAAAAGAAGGAGATCCAAACGAAACATATAGTCCTGCAAGAGTTTCAGCTGCATTAGCTGGTGCTACATATTTAAGTGGTGCTTTTGATAATCAACCGACTGATATTTATATGCCAGGTTATAACATGAGCTATTTAAATGTTAAGGAACAAAGACCTGGATATACATATATTGATCCAACAACAGGAAATGAAGTTGCTTATCAAAAAATGTACTCTCCTGAAGAAGCAGGTAGGGGTGATGCACGAATGGGTCCTTATTCTTTTGTTCAACAAAGATTAAAATCAGGTGGACTTGCAGAAGTTAAAAAATTTAATGAGGGAGGTGTTAATTATCTTCCATCAAAAATGACTCACGATGAAAACGATTCTAACAATTATGTAAGAGCTTTAGGATATGTTGAAGATGGAGCAGGAGTAGGTGACAAAGACGAGGATACAATGTTAGCTCAATTAGCAGACGGAGAGTTTGTAACAAGAGCAGATGGAGTATTAGGTGCTGGAATCATAGCAGGTGCTAATCCAAATAGCATGAAAGACATGAGAGAAAAAGGTGCCCGATATTTCTATGAACAACAAAGAAGATACAAAAGAGTATTTGATTTATTAAAGGATAGAAATGGCGACAGCAAACAAAAAATCAATTAAACCTTTAGTAAGTATTTTACCACTAGAGCCAAAAG